TGATAAAGATTTACAAGCTAAATTAAAAGCTGATTTACAAACACAATTAATTCAATCTAATACTGATGAGCTTAAAGCTGCAGCTAGAATTATAGAAGCAGAAGCTAAAGCAGGTTGGTTTGCATCTAGTTGGAGACCATTACTTATGTATGTTCTTATATTTGTATTAGTCTTTAATTATATTTTTGCACCAATTGTTAAAATGTTAACTGGACATATAGTTGGATTTGAATTGCCAGGAGATGTTTGGACTCTTTTAAATGTTGGACTTGGAGGATATGTCGTAGGCAGAAGTGCTGAATCAGTTGCAAGAACTATTGCTTCAAGACCAATTACAAAAGATATTAGCGAATAACATGTCAATGTTAGAAGTTTTAAAAAAAATCCATAACGTACTTACTAAATTACTTTGGACTCTTGAATCAGATAAAAGAGCTAAACGTATTATTAAAAGTAAATTAAAAAAATAATGAAATTAAGTAAAGACTTTACTTTACAAGAATTAAGTAAATCAGAAATTGCAAATCGTAATAATATAAATAATATTCCTACAGCAGATCATATTACTAACTTAGTATTACTATGTCAGTATATATTACAACCTGTTCGATCACACTTTGATAAACCAGTTAGTATTACTTCTGGTTATAGATCTCCAGAATTATGTTTATTAATAGGTAGTAAACCTACATCGCAACATACTTTAGGACAAGCAGCAGACTTTAAAATTGCTGGTGTGCCTAACAAAATAGTTTCTGATTGGATAGTTAATAGTCTTGATTATGATCAATGTATATTAGAATTTTGGAAACCAGAAGAACCCAATAGTGGGTGGGTACATTGTAGTTATTCTTTTGACAATAATAGAAAAGAATACTTACAAGCTACTAAATCTAATGGTAATATTTTATATACCAAGATTTCTTAATCGATGTAAAAAGTTTTGATAAAATAATTTTATTTGTAACTTTTTAATCAATATACTTTTTTTTATACATTCTTTACAAATCATATATCATTTAAGTTAATTTTAAATTTACGTTTACTATTATTATTATAATGTAATAATTCTGTTTGTCTTTCAGTATATTGCATTAAACCTTTTTCTCTTGCTTTAACAAAAGCATCTCTAATACTAATCGGATCTAATCCTGCATAATCGCAAGTAGTTCTAAAATCTTTATTAAGATTTAAAAACCAATTTATTGCTGATTCTTTATTACGCATATCAATCATAGTAGTTCCTTGATAATGAGCATCTTCTAATGCCTGTGTAATAATAGCTCTAAATAATCTTTGTTCTGGTAATGAAGAATGTACATTATACTGATTCAACATCTTTGATAACTTCATAAGTTATTCTATCTTTGTTTAAAAGATTTGGTTTTAAATTTAAATCTTCTGGCTTTAATTGTTTAAATTTTTCGTAAGCAACCAAATCATTTTCAGCATCTACTATAACTGATCCCTTTACATAAAGGTAACCATTTACAATAAATTTATATTTCATAAATTATTCTTACGTCTTGATGCTTCTAATGTTCTCCAAACATCTATCACTAAACATTCTTTAGCTCTTTTGTTTTGAGTAATACCAACTTTTTCTGCTAATGCTTGTTTCTGAAGTATGTATTCATTATACACATCAGAAGCATAATAAGCTTGTTCTTTTATAGAAAAAGATTTGTCATTGTTATTACTAACAATATGAATTGCTTTATCTCTTTTTTGTTTATCTTTTAAATATTCTAAACCAGCACCTAACTTAGCATCTTCTTCATCAGTATCTGCTAAAAATTTAAGTGCTTCTTCTAATCGTTTTTCATTAATCATATTTTTATTTTGTTACACACCCCTGTACTAACTAACGTAAGGGAGACCACTTGAAATACAAGGGTGCGTTAGTTGTTAATTAAAATGGTGCTTTCTCAGAACCATCTTCTTGTGTAGAGAGTATATCTCTTACAACTTTATCACAAGCTTTGTAAACATCGTCATATTCTTGTACACTTCTATTAGGAAGAATACTTGATAATAAATTTGACATTGTTAATCTATATTTTTCAGACCAATTAGTATTTGGTAATTGTGCTGAATAAGTTTTTGTACTTGGTGCTGCGTGTCCATTTGTTTGCATAGTATCTTCTTTTTTATTGTTTGCATTTAGTTGCTCTATTTTTACACAAGTTTGATTATTGCTTCCTGGTTTTTTTATTACATAACCAGTAACTCTAACTTTATCATTCTTGCTAATATGACGACAACTTTGATCTACAAATAGTTTTCTTTCTAAACCATTTTCCATTTCTACAGCTAACCAATATTTAACTGGATTTTCTGCATCGTGTATATCTTTTACACCTTTGACTGTTGCGTCATACGTTTCTGTATTTGACATTTTTTGTTTTCCTTGTTTGTTTATATGTTTAACTATATTACCTATTTTTTGCATAATTAGAATATATTTATTTCCAAGCCTTTTTCCAGATTTCTTTTGCAAAAATCTTAGCATCGCTATCACCTTTTCCCCATCTAAAGTTTTCTAAATTTAATGGGAACATTCTAACTACATCTTCTTTAGTTTTAGCTATAGAAGTAATATGCTCTATAGTTTTAAAAGCATTTATCATTTCATTTAATGATGAATCTAAATGCTCTATTTCTACAGCTTCAGTATCATTGTAAGAACAATACAATAACATTGTTGGTTTCTTACATATTTCTTGGTATAGAAATTGCTGTCTAACATCAGATGGTTTTGGGTACCAATTTTTATCTAACGCACCTGATTTTAATCTTTTAAGATAAGCTGTAGCTTTTGTATCTATAATAATATCTTTAAATTCAAAATCTGTTTTACAACATACATCATATTTTAAACCATATGGTGTACCAGGAACTTGTATTTCTTTTTGATAAGAAACTACATCACCAAATGATATTAATGAATCTTTAAATCGTACAGCAATTTTAGCTGACATATCTGATTCATCATCATCTTCTGATCCACCAAGTTCTTTAAATTTATCTTTTGTAAATTTATGTATTTTATCATCATCAAATTCTTCTTTTTGAATTGCGTTCATAGCACCTTCTTCAGCTGCTGAACCCATAATCATTCTAGCATTTGGTTTTGATTCAAATTGATATAGTTCATTTATAATCCAATATGGTGGTGAATCTATAAATGAATTGCCTTTACTGGCAGTATGTCTGTAATCTTTTTCTAACATTTGGTCTCCTAATGGTTAATAATATACAATGTTTTATTTCAAATCATTTTGATATTTCTATCAAAATAATTAAAGGACAACAAGAATTTAATAATAATAAAGAATACAATTACTACAATGTATCTATATTATTATCTTATCTTTTAAACCCTACTAAAAAGTACGGGGTTAAAAGTATTATTCACAGATTGCATAATTGTACTTCTACTAATAGAGTGCAACGACTTAATAAACAATATAATAACAACTCACAGTTTAAATTGTTTATTGATAATTTAATAAAATTATTTTATAATAGTAAGTATGCAACGACCAGAATTGATAACTCGAATAGTTGAAAAGAAAACTGTTCTTTACAACATAAGAGAATCAAGACTGGAATATATGTTTCATCGCAAACATATATCTGAAGCTCAATATATTTCAGGTTCTCGTTATAGGCGACTTTGTGAAATATCTCAATTAGGTTCTGGTGTTTCTAAAATGGAACCTAGAATTGATGGTTATCATGATGCTATGATTTCTCGTGTTGGAGCTTTATCTGAACTTGTTAAAATTTCTCAAGAAATAGGACCAGAGTCTATTCAACTTTTAAAGTTTTATTGTTGGGAAAATTATTCTATTCTTGAATTATCTAACTTACTTCATATAAGTAAAAAGAAAATATCTTATAGATTGCAAGAAGCATTATCTAGATTAGCTATTTACTTTGGCTATATAAAAGTTAGAAATACTATTAAAGGTATTGGTGCAAAAAATCACAAAGTTTAAATCTAAAAAATATTTAAAATGGGTAGCTTCACTACCCTGTATGCTTTGTTTGCATAATGAATGTCAAGCTCATCATATAACTATTGCTGAAAAGCGAGGCTTTGGTCAGAAAGTATCTGATAACTTTACTATACCTTTATGCTGTGTTCATCATCATCAATTACATATGGTTTCTGAACGTAAGTTTTGGAATATTTTAGGCTTAAATCCTGTGGATTATTCTAATATTTTATACGATCTTTATAAAAAAGATGAGATAAATAATGATGTTTTGTTATATCAATTAATTTACAATAAAGTTTTACCTATTCTTAAAGATCACGTTGACTTTCTGTGTCGTCTCAAAGTATAAACGTAGTTATCCTTCGAATTATTGTTTTTAAATTATGGCTAAAATCTTAAAATTCAAACGTAAATCTTTTGCAGAAGATTTTATTAAGCACGTTGAGCCTGATAAAATTGCAGACTTTGTGCAAAAAGATAATCCTAATATGCCTAGCAACATTGTTGATGCTATGGCACTAGCTATGATTTATACTACTTATTTACAATTACTAATAGATGAACAATCTATTCCATCACAAGATATAGTTTTTGGTGGTGCATCATTTCCAGCAGGAATGAATGTTAAAAAAACCTTACATTAAATTTCCTTACAAGAAAATTAAAGGCACGTTATCTTGGTACGATGCTAATTCTAAAACAGGTTGGATAGATTTAAAAGAATTTAAAGAAATGACTCCATCAATATGTCATACATCTGGATGGATATTTGAAGATACTAAAACTTATATAAAAGTTTTTAGTACATACTCTATAGACTTAGAAGATAATTCAATTGAGTTTGGTGAGATTCTTTGTATTCCAAAGAACTGGTTAATAGTCAAATGACTTTTTTAAAGGATCAGTAATATCTTCATCGTTAATATATTCTATTCCTTCTAACCAAGCCATTTCTTTTTTTGTTTCTATAATTTCTTTTTTTACAAGTAATTTAGCTTCGTTAAGTTTATTTACTAATATTGGAAAATTCTGTTCGTATATTCCGTATATATATAAATCACTTATTGCTGATGCAACTCTAGACAAACCTTTAAATCTTTTTTGTAATCTTGTATGCCTAGAGTCATCCATTAATCTGTACCACCAACTTTAATATCTTCATCAGGCAAATGCTGTTCGCCTTCTAATTTTGCAATACGATCTTTTAATTTTTCAATTTTCTTTTTTAAAGTTTCTCTTTCATTGAGTAACTTATTAACATTAGCTTGAAGTATTTTTGTTTTTGGATCTACATTCATAATACATCTATCTTTTGTTGGTTAGTTTCATTTTGAACTTTTAATTTATTTATCAAACTTAGTAAAGTATCTTTATCTTTGTTTTCTAAATAATTTTTGTTTATACACATTTCTATACTATTAATTAATATAGCTAGTGTATTAATTTTCATTTGCTCTCTATAAAGCATTTCTTGAAATGAATCTTTCATGTTCTTGATCCGAATTGTTTTGTATCTACCGCACATGATTTGCTTTCATCATACACTATAGCTACATTACCTGCAATAAAATCTCCTGGAATACACATATGTCCAGTTTTTTCTTGCCATTCATACCATAAATCTGTAGCAATTTCATTGTATTTTATTGGCTCTTTTAATTTAGATTCTTCATCACAATACATATCAATGGTTTTACCATTTTCTACTCCCTGTAGAATCTCTATTGTATCACAATTCAACAATGGATAGAGTTCTTGAAATGTTGGCTCTTTGTCAAACATATGTACTGTTTGTGTTCTTGGTTCTGCATTTAGTATTACTACTTTGTACATTACTTGTTCTCCTTTTGTTTTATTTCGTTTAAATAGTTTCGTATTAAAACTTTAATTACTCCAGACATTGAATAACCTGTGTTATTACAATAATCTTTTAACTCTTTATAAAGATCATTAGTTAATGTAACTCCAAGTACTCCGTATCTGTTTTTCCATTTACGTTCAAACTTTTTTAATTCAAGTTGTTCTTTAATTAGTTCTAGGTCCATTGTTTCCTCAATAGTTTAGTTATTAATTTTAATGCTGCTTGATCTTTAATAAATTCTTTTCCGTGATAATCACCAAATTTATTACGATCATAGATATGTCTTGAACTCCAAAATATATCATACTTCCATTCTTCCCATTTATCTAATAACTTTTGTTTATTTTTTATATTAAGCTTCATAGTATTAGTTCTTCACTTTCTGGTTCAGGTTTATAATACTTAGATTTTTTGCTTATTCTTTCATAAGCAGCTAATCTGTATTTTACATATTTATAAGTTCGAATATCTTTTTGACTTAGTTGATGTCCAAGCATTTCAGTTGCCATTAAATATGATTTAATTATTCTGTAAGCTTGATTAAGATATTCTATATCTACTTTTATTTGTGGTTTTGTTTTTATTCCCATATACATTGATACATAAAAACTTCACTACCTTTATAAAAAGTAGCTTGTTGTTTATTGCCTTTATAATTTTTAACAGTTTTTGAATAAGTTATTTCAGTAAACTTTTTATCACAATCACTAAATGATTTTGAATTGTTTATTGGTATTGATAACTGTGATCCATTCATAAATGTTAATATTAAAGCTATTGTTTTCATTAATCTAAATACTTTCGTATTTTGCTTTTAACGATATCAACCCAATCGTAAAATTCTTTAAAATAATTACGATACTCTTTACTTCTTTTTTTTTTGATTTCTTCAAAAGCTTCTTTTGTAGCTTTATCTAGAATTTTTAGTTGTTTTACTGGATTTAACATTATTCCTTTCTTGAAGTTCGGTAGTTGCCTGTGGCTCTACAGAACTTGTTAGTTTCTGTCTGATTTTTTCATGCAAAACTTTTTGCCATTTCTGATTAGTTTTTTTGTCATCAGAAAATGTTAACACTTGAACGTGTTTATTTAACCACTTTTGCAATTCGTCTTTCATTTTTATCTCCATATAGTTTACTTAAGTTTCTGGCTTTTGACATCCATTCAACTGGGGTTAAGTTACTTAACCAGTCGCTTACGGATGGTATATAGCCACAATCTTCTATCACATGCTGTTCAGCAATTAATTTAACTGGAACGTGCTTTCCAGTATTAAGTACTATGTAATCACCAAACTCATTAATACATTCTTGTATTCCTAATGAGTGGTGTCTTAATGCTCTATGTCTAAAGTCTGGATGGAAAGCTTTAGTGAAATCGAACCAATTATGGATTCGAAGATAATCATCTAAAGTTCCACCCCATTTACTTACACTTGACTGAGAATGATATACTGCTGTTGCCATATTATTATTCAGTTAAAGTTACACTTATTCTGCCTGAATCATTTAAAGGTTGCCAATCTTCTACTGTTTCATTGCCTTCTAATTTGTATTCTCCAGTAATTACATTTAGTAATACTGTACCATTTACATTGTATTCTCCAGCAAATGAACCAAATCGATCTAATGCACCAAGTTTCCAGAAGATTTCATCTAAACTGATATCTTCTAATGACTGATATTTACATTCGTCATAGTAAAAAACATCTATTTTTTTTACTCCTTTGTCTGCATCATCGTATTGTCTTTTAACTAATGTTCGAATGTAATAAGATTTATTACTACAATCTTTTAAGTTAATTTCTTTTTTGTCTTTGTCTAACCAAGTAAAACTATCATATCCACCTTCATCATGCCCACCTGAAAATTCAGCTTCAGCATATTGAATGTTTAGTCTCTTAAATTCTTCTGCGAATCCTTCAAGAAAACTTGATACGTTTTTTTCGTTTACTTGTTTAGTTAATTGTCTTTGTCTTTCGTAATACTTACCGCCACGTTTTGGATTTTTTATAGTTTCTAAAAAATTTATTACTGTATATATCATTGTTATCCTTTTGTTGTGGGCATTGTTTATAGAGTGTTAATTCACTCACCAGGAATAATTTTAATTGGATTTCCTGGATGGATTAGCCACGTATGTGTATTTCTAGCTAAGCTTTAATATCCCTTAGTCCCAAACCCACTATTTGTTTATTTATCTAATTGAAGCATCTGTTTTGGAGCTTGTACTTCAATTTTAGCTTTTTTAAATGTATGCCCAAGATATTTCCAAACATCTTGTATGCTTTGACCAGAATATAAAATATTCTGAGCTTCTTCTTGCATTACATCTAAAACTATTTTTTCTTTAAACTTATCTGATCTTTCAATAAGTTTTTGTGTTTCGTCTGCACATTTCTCACGTAGATAATATTTAACATTATCTACATTTTGAAACCAATCATCAGACTTATTATTTAATCTATCAGAATTTGAAGAATCTTGATCCCAACGTCTCAATGTTCTCCATTTCTGAAGTTCTTCTTTGATTGATTCAGCAGCTACTCTAACCGCTTTACGTAACTTATCTTCATAAGTGTCTTTGCTATCTTGAAACTTTTCAAGTTTTTCTTTAGCAGACTCTAAATCTTTTAAAGATTTTTCAAGATTTAATTTTTGTAAAAAACCTTTAAAGTTTTTTTCTATTTGTTTGCTAGTTTCTAAATGTATTTCAGACTCTATTTTTTTACGTCTATCAATAAATTTATCTTTTACGTACTTTTCTAAGTACTCTAGCTCATTTTTTCGTATTGGTATCATATTGCTCCTTTTTTTTTAATAGGGTATCGATCACTGGTAGGTTCAATCAATACCCCATTTGGTTTATGCTGATTCTGATAAGTTATTAATTGACTTTTCAGACAATTTAATCATTTGCTCAGCAGTTTGTTTTGTTGCTTCACTTGCATCCATTCGTGAACATACACGTATGAATAATGTAGTCGCAGATGTTTTTTGTCCCATCGGATCTAATGCAGATAATATTTTATTATTTTTTACTGCATTATGACAAGTAGCCAATAAATGTGCATAATATTCACACATTTTTCCATACTTATCTGCAACTCTCTCTTGTTGAGACTTAGTCTGTTTTTCTATCGTCATTTTTTTCCTTTACCCTGATTTCAAAAGGTAGTTCTATTTTATCAGGCATATGGTTAATTACAGCATTGAACATACCAATGCCGATTCTCACAGGTAGTGTAAGAATTTTTATTGTATTATTTTTTATGTTGTCTATATTTTTCATATTTTTTATTTAACCTTTCTAGTTTATTTTGAGTTTCACGATATTCTTTCGCAAACTCTTTTGTTCCTGGAATTGGATCGACATCCTTGACGAGCCAATCCCAGCCTTTTTTAGTTACTATTCCTAATAGAGTGAAACTAACAAATTTAATTACTTGAAATAATGGATTCATTTAATTCCCTTTCTATTCTTGCAAACTTTGCATTAACTTTAATTTGATCATGAATATCTAAATCAATAAATTGATTAGGATCTTCATTAAATTTATTTAAATCTAATGCAAAATGTTTTGCTATTGTTAACAAATGACTACATTTCATGCGATCGACTCCATTTTCGTATTTACAATACTGTTGGAATCTGACTCCCATTATTTCCGCCATTTGTTCTACTGTTTTGTTTAGTTTCTTTCTTGTTAGATACAGGTGTTTTGCTACCTGAATATCTATTTTGTTTTTTCTCATATAACTCTTTCGCCTTTCCAAATAATGATTTCAACACAAACAGCTCTCGTTTATCGGAGCTGCTTTGTGCAGTTACAACCCTTATTGTGTTTGGCTCTTTTGATTTATAATTTAGACGCACAACTATTAAATATCCTTGTTTAGGAAATAAAATAGGTTGATACGTCATATGCTCAATGTATGGAGTCCACCATTTCATTCTCTCTTGTTGAATAAAACCTGTAAATTTCAGGTTGTATATCATTTCAAGAGATCGTTTTAATGGGACTCTCAGGTTTCTGAACCGATTTTTTAATGCTATAACGTACATTGTTTTTCACCCATTTCTCTAGTTCACAGTACAGTTTGTATTTAACTTCATCATCAGACATAGCATCTATCAATGCTAATAGTTCTAATGCTTTGTTATGTTTATCAAACATTATTTAATCTCCATTTTATAGAGTCTCATATTAATATCTTCTAACTTTTGATTTACTCTCATTAAAGTCATATTAATATTCTGTCTTTCTTCGGACTCTCTCATAAATTGTACGACTAGTATTAAGAATAATACAGTCTGTATTAGTAATAATGCTATCATCATGATTGTATTTGTTTCCATTTTTTTTTTAGTTAAGTTTTTAGTCCCTCAAACGATCTGGCATTACAGCTCGTTCAGAAGTAATGCACTTGCTCTTTGTATGTGATCTGCATACATTCATGAGGGGATCTAACTTACGTCTAAATTAGATCAACTGTTAGGAATGTCTAGACATTTTATAAGACCGTGTTTCCTAACAATTCATATAATTTATTGTTTAGTTAACCCCTACGCAAGGCAGGGGCTAACGATTTCTGATTTATTCAGCAGTTAATCTTACTGCAATATCCTTTAATAGATTCTCTATGTTTTCAAGTTTTTCATCTTGAGCAATTAATCTATTATGAAGTACTTTAGGTATTAGAATACCAGCTTGTACTTTTTTGACATAATCACTATTCATGTCAATTGGCTTGTTTGTATAGTCAGTCATAGGTTCTCCTATTGTTAGTTATTTTGGGTTAATACCCAATCACTTGTGTTGGGTTATTTACCCTTTCTTTCTTGTTCTTTTCTATATTCAATATCAAATTCTTTTTGTTCTTTGAATTTTATATAGATGTTGTAAGCCGCCATTAAAACGGCAAACAACAGTCCAAGAAATACTATAGTCATTACTACTCCATAGAATATACTCATACTGTACTCCTATCTAAGTTAGGTTTAATCATTCTTTCAAAGAAAGTCTGATTACTATACATTACGTGGTATCTGTTATATTCTTGCCACGTTAATGATTCTATAGTTTTTTCATGGTTATCTAATAACCATTGTTTAAACTTACTATCATCTGGATATCTATTCATTTTTATCCTTTGGAAACAGTGCATCTGCTATCTTTTTAGTGTTATAAAAAGTGGCAACAGCAGAAACTATTTGAATTAATAACCAGATAGAAGCTAAAACAATCAATAAGGTAATCATTATTTATTACCTTTCTTAGATCTAACTATAAATCTAGTAAGATAGTTCTCAAACTTCTTATCATGATTATGCTTTGTTTTACTAGGAATTGGTATCATAGGTATATCTGATACATTAAAAAGCTCTAATTGAGCTATCTTTTCCTGTACATTCTTATACATACTTTCTCCTTTTGTTAGTTATATCAGGGAGATAATAGATTATTAATAATCAATAATCAGTTGCGTTCCCTCACAAAGTGAGGGGAACAGCAACGATATAAACAAAACATAAACAAATATAAACAATTGTTTCTATTCTTTCTGCAAAGAAGAAAGGATAATCGATGAAATGGCGGGTTTTGAATTAACCCCCAATCGATATAGTATGCAAATGTTAGGAAAACAAAGGGGGGGTTTGTACATATACCACCCATATTCACAAACAACTACATAAACTGAAAGGTAAATATATGGCAGCACCAATTATAGCGAGTATATATAATACATTGGCTAGATTTGGTTATAGATATTTGGCTACACCATTAAAGCCAAGAAATCTAAAATCAACTATTTCTAAATATACCCCTAAATCCGTTAAAGAAGCCCAATTTTCTCCAACTGTTCAAGCTGGGGTAGAGGGAGCTAAGAAAAAACTTTATAGCGGTTATAGAAGCTTATATGGAAATACATTAGGCAAACAAAAAGGCAGACAAGTAGCAGGTGGTGCATTAGGCACTTATACAACAATGTCATTTTTAAATAGAGATGACGATAACAAAGAAGAAATATGATAAAAACAAACATCGCTAACTTAGTTAGCAAAGTAAAAGCTTCTAAAATTGGCAGAAAAGCATCAGCTTTAAATAAAGCTGCAATCAAGCCAGTTATTAAAAAAGCTAAAAAATATCCAAAAACTACAGCTGCTATTGGAGCAGGTGCAGTAGGCACAGGGTTTTACCTATACAATGGTAAACGTAATGCCTATGAAGATACAATGGAATAATGAATTTAGAAGATCTAGCAGAAGCTATATTAAATTTATCTCCAGATGAATCAGAAAAATTAAGCTTAATTATTAAAGCTAAAATTATGCCTGAAATGGAGAGGCAAAAAGGTTTATTAGATGAACAGTCAGATAATCCTCAAATGCAAAATATGGCTAGACCACAAGAACCTGCTATGGCACCGCCTACAACACGAGATGTTGCATTACGCAGCTTATTGGGTTAATAGGATATTTGAAAGGAGAAAATCAAATATGCCAATGGTAGGTAAAAAAAAATTTTCATATACTAAAAAGGGTATGGCAGCTGCTAAAAAGTTTGCTATGAAAAAAGGTATGAAAATGAAAAAGAAAAAAGGTTACTAATGCCTAGAGATAGATCAATACAAGACTTCATAGATCAATTAAAAGAAATTTATGCAGAACAAGAAGAACTGCTAAATGAATTTGAAAATGAATTTGGAGATCTTGCAGAAGATGAAGAAGATGATGAAGAAGAATAAACCAAAACTTGGAACTGGCACACGATTTAAACAATTGACAAGTCAATTAGCTAAACGTGGTGTTAAGAATCCAAAAGCCTTAGCAGCATATATTGGAAGAAAAAAATACGGAAAAAAAAAATTCCAACAATTAGCGGCTAAAGGAAAACGATAACAATAGGGAGACCACATGGCACAAGATTTAATACCATACAATCCGTTAAGAAATTTACCAGAACGAAAATTAAAAAAAAAAATAGCTGCAAAAGTTGTAGCTGAAAATCCATTTGCAAGTATAGGCAGAAAGGCAAAATCTATAGTTAAAAAAGGTGTTAAATTTGGTGTAGCTGGTGCTGCATTAACTGGTGGTGCTTATGTATTAGGATCTCCATCAAGAAGATATGAAATGGCACCTAAAGTTGGTGAAGATAGAGATTTAAGAGTTCCATATATTTGGGGTGGAAACGAATAATGTCAGAAGTAGAAACTAAAACTATTGAAACAAATATTACTGAGGCTAATACTATGCCTGTAGTAAAATCAAATCTAGGTGGTAAAAGACCTGGAGCTGGGAGACCTGTAGGACCACGTAAACAAAAACAATGGAAAATGGTTGAAGAACTTGCAACCAAGTATCAACAATCTCCTTTAGATTATATGTTGTCTGTGTTAAATTGTCCAAAGACATCACCAGAAAGAAAATTATATGCTGCAGAAAAAGCTGCTCCGTTTGTTCATCCTAAGTTATCTAATTCTGTTTCAAGAATAGGTTATGATGGAAGAATCAATATCAAAGTTAAATGGGAAGAATAAAACCTACGAAATTTCTGTAGGTTATAAACCAAGACCATTACAACTACAAGTACATCAATCTTTAAAAAGATTTAATGTATTAGTTTGCCACAGACGATTTGGTAAATCTGTTCTTGCTATTAATGAGCTAATTAAAACAGCAACTGAAAAACCAAGATCTAAATTAGCTTATATAGCTCCTACTTATAGACAAGGAAAAGCTATTGCTTGGGATTATTTAAAATTTTATACAAGACCATTAATGCAATTTGGTGGTGATCGTAATGAATCTGAATTACGAGTAGATTTATATAATGAATCTAGAATCCAAATTTATGGTGCAGATAATTCTGATTCCCTTCGAGGATTAGGATTTAATGGAGTTGTTCTAGATGAGTATGCAATTATGTCTCCTAGAACGTGGACAGAAATTATCAGACCAGCTATTTCTGATACACAAGGTTGGGTTATCTTTATTGGTACTCCAATGGGACACAATCAATTTTGGGAAGTTTATGACTATGCTAAACGTGGTCATCACGATTGGTTTGGTCAAATGTATCGTGCATCTGAAACATTAATTATTCCACAAGATGAATTAAAAGAAGCTCAGTCCATTATGACTGAGGAGCAGTACAATCAAGAATTTGAATGTTCATTTACTGCTGCAGTAAGTGGTAGTTACTATGGTAAATTAATTACAACTGCTGAAAATGAAAATCGAATTACAACAGTTCCATATCAACCATCCATTCCTGTAGAAACTTGGTGGGATTTAGGTATTGGAGATTCAACAGCTATTTGGTTTGTGCAAAGAGTTGGTGAAGAAATTCATGTTATAGACTACTATGAAACTTCAGGTGAAAGCTTGTATCATTATGCTGAAATTTTAGAAAAAAAAAATTATCATTATAATAGACACGTAGCTCCACATGATATAGTAGCTAGAGAATTAGGAACTGGTAAATCACGTTTAGAAGTTGCAAATGAAATTGGAATAGATTTTGAAATTGCAGCTAAACTAGAAGTAGATCACGGAATTGAAAGTGTAAGAAATACTTTACCTTATTGTTATTTTGATAGAGAAAATTGTAAAATTGGTTTAGATGCTTTGCGTCAATACCGAAAACAATGGGATGAAAGAAATCAAGTATTTAAAAATAAACCCTTACATGATTGGTGTTCCCACGCAGCTGACGCATTTCGTTATGGATGTGTACACAACCCAGTTGATACAACTGAGTGGACAAAACCAATTTATGTAGATACAAAATATGTAGTATGAAAACTGAACGAGAAATTGTTTCAATATTAAGTAGAGAACTTAGAGCATCATCAGGATATATTGGTGGTGAGATTGTTTCAAAAAGAAAAAAATCTTTAGAATATTATTTAGGCAGACCATTAGGAAATGAAGTTGAAGGTAGATCGCAAGTTATTTCTAATGATGTTTCAGATACAATTGAAAGTTTATTACCATCATTAATGAGAATATTTACTGCTGGTGAAAATGTATTTCATTGTGATCCAGTTGGAGTTGAAGATGATGAAGTTGCAAGACAATGTTCTGATTATTTAAATTATATTTTCTATAAAGAAAATTCAGGATTTGTTTGTTTATATACTGCAATCAAAGATGCTTTAATTCAAAAAAATGGAATTTTAAAAGTTTATTGGGATGATGCACAACGTACAACACGTGAAGAATATAAACGATTAACAGATGATGAATATAATCTTTTAATTGAAGATAAAGAAATTGAAATAACTGAACATTCTGAGTATGAAGAATCTTTAACAGATCAAGAAGGAAAAGAAATAGATAAAATTACTTTTCATGATGTTGTTATAAAAAAAACTACATCCTTTGGACAAGTTAAAATTGAACCTATTCCACCTGAAGAATTTTTAATTGAGAATAGAGCTAAAGATATTAATTCTGCAAATTTTATTTGTCATCGTACAACAATGACACGAACTGCATTAATTGAAATGGGATATGATCCTGAAATCGTTAATACACTTCCTGTAGGCGATACAAATTATTATACTGAAGATCGTTTTATTAGACACGAAGAAACAGATTTTTCTGCACCACAAGATCGTGGAGATAATTCTAGTGATGAAGTTTTAATTCATGAATGTTATGCTAGAATAGATATTAATGGTGATGGTAAATCTGAATTAATAAAAGTATTATTAGCAGGTGATAGTGCTTACAAAGCATTAAGCATTGAAGAAATTGATTCAATGCCATTTATTTCTATAACACCATTGATAATGCCACACAGATTTTATGGCAGATCAGTATCTGAATTAGTTGAAGATATACAATTAATTAAATCAACTGTAATGAGACAAATGTTAGATAATATGTATCTAACAAATAATAATCGTATTGCAGTTCAAGACGGACAAGTTTCATTAGATGATCTATTAACTAATAGACCGGGCGGAATTGTTAGAACAAAACAACCACCATCAAATGTTATTATGCCTATGAATACCCAATCTATTGGGGATCAGGCAGGTGCTGTATTACAATATTTAGATACAGTTAAAGAACAACGCACAGGTATTACTAGACAATCACAAGGTTTAGATCCTAATACATTAAACAAAACAGCAACTGGTATTAATCAAATTTTAACTCAATCTCAAATGAGAATGGAGTTAATTGCTAGAATATTTGCAGAAACTGGTATTAAAGATTTAGGATATAAAATATTTGAATTGATTTGCAAGTATCAACAAAAAGAAAAGATTGTTAGAATACGTGGCAAATTTATTCCAATGAGACCATTTGAATGGAGAGATCGTGTTAATGTTACTGTTGCTGTAGGACTTGGTACAGGTTCTAAAGAACAACAATTAATATTATTAACTTCAATTCTTGAAAGACAATTACAAGCTGTTAATCTACAGCAAAACGTTTATGGTCCAGTAGTAAATTTAAGGAACATATACAATACATTAAAGAAACTTATAGAGAACGCAGGTCTTGGTAATATTGAACCATACTTCATGGATCCAGATGTTGGAGCTGCACAAATGCCACAACTTCCACCTAAAGCACCAACTGAGTTTGAAAAAGTATCTTTAGCTCAAGTTCAGGGTGAAAATGAACGAATGGTATTAAAAGCTCAAATGGAATTAAAACGTATTGAAGCTGAAATGAGAGCTAAATTACTTGACTTTGAATTAAAAGTTAAAGAAATGGAGCTTAAATATAATACCAAAATAAATGAGATTGATTTAAAGAATAGATCTATGGTAGAAACAGAACAGTTAAAACAAACTGGTGATATCTTTAAACGTATCATGGAAGGACAACAAGAGTTTTTTGGAAAAAATGAACCAACAGGACAAACCACAGAACCTGGACAAACAGATTCTCAGGGGCAAACAAGCTAGTATTTTACTAGACGAGCCTTTGTTGAAAGAAGCCTTTGAATATTTATTCGATGCTTATCGAAATGAGATATTCAAAACTTCGTATTCCGATCACGAACAAAGACAAGTTCTTTGGATGGCATATAATATGCTAGACAAAATTAAAGGACATCTAACTTCGGTGATGGAGACTGGCAAACTAGCTGCCGTTGAGCTAGATAACCTAAAACGTCAATCGTAATAATTACGAAACGATAACCTAAAGGAGCATATATGGCAGATGATAAATCTGTACAAGGTGCTGCTGAGAAAATACTTGGTTTACTGAATCCTAAATTAGGACAATCAGCACCAGTAGTCAAAGCAGAACCATCAGTAGAACCTGAAGTTAAAAAAGAAGCAACACCTGTTGCTGAACAAACTCAGGAAGTTTCAAATGACAATCAATCAACGTCTGACGAAATTGTTGAAGAAGCAGTTACTACTGAAAATACGGAAACAAAAGTTGATGAACAACCTACACAACAAGAAGAAGTCAAGAAACCAAATCTCCACCGAGTAAAAGTTAATGGTCAAGAGCTTGAGGTTACACTTGATGAACTTAAGTCAGGTTATTCTCGTGATTCAGATTATAGACAAAAAACTCACCAACTGTCTGAACAAAGAAAAAGTTTAGAAAGTGAAAAGGAGAGTTTACGTCAGACTTATGAATCAAGACTTAAAGAACTAAATAATGCAATTCAAACTGCTGATTTGTTTTTTAAAGAGCAAACGGGCAATCCAGATCTATCTCGTTTATATGAAGAAGATCCTGCTCAAGCAGCTAAGCTGGAGTTTAAAATTAGACAACAGCAAAGTAAGATTAGTGAATTAAGAAAGAAAGCTGATGAAGCATTTCAATCTGAATTTCAACAATACTTGCAAAAACAAAAAAAGTTAGCAGAAGAACGCATACCTGAATTTGCAGATCCTGTTAAAGCGACTGAGTTTAAAACTACAGCTAAAAAAACTTTAGCTGATTATGGTTTTAATGATGATGAAATATCTTCATTAGCTGATCATCGTTTTTTAATGGTTCTCAAAGATGCTATGCAATATAAAAACTTAAAGAGCAATAAAGATTTAACTGTTAAAAAAGTTACATCAGCTCCTAAAGTTATTAAAGCTGGAATTGCTAAAGGTGATTCTTCTAGTCGTGATATCATAAAAAATAAAATAGTGAAAGTACGCAAATCTGGTCGCATCGAAGATGCCCAGTCTGCAATACTTGAAATGATAACACAAAAAAAATAAGGAAAAATAAATGGCACAACCATCAAATACTTTCGATACTTACGATGCAGTAGGTATTAGAGAGGACTTACAAGATGTGATTTATTCTATTTCTCCAACTGATACTCCTTTTATGAGTTCAGCTGCTAGAGAACAAGTTAAATCAACAACTCATGAATGGCAAACTGATGCACTAGCTGCAGCAGTAACTACTAATGCTGTAATTGAGGGCGATGAAGCTACTCTTGATGCTTCTACAGCTACAACAAGACTTGCGAACAAAACGCAAATCATGGACAAAACTGTAGTTATTACAGGTACTCAAGAAGCAGTTGATAAAGCTGGTAGAGCAAGTGAATTAGCTTATCAAATCGCTAAAAAATCAAAAGAACTAAAAAGAGACATTGAAGCAACTTTACTTGCTAACCAAGCTAAAGTTACTGGTGATGCTTCGACTGCAAGAAAATTTGCATCGATTGGATCATGGGTGTTCTCAAATGACTCATTAGGAACTAGCGGTGCATCTCCAACTGGAGATGGTACTGATGCTAGAACTGATGGAACACAAAGAGCTTTCACAGAAGATCAACTGAAAACAGTTATCAAATCTGTATGGAACGCAGGTGGAAATCCATCAATCCTAATGGTTGGTCCTTTTAACAAGCAAAAAGTATCTGGATTCACAGGTGGATCTACTAGATTTGATGCTTCAGAAGATAAAACATTATACGCAAGTATTGATGTTTATTCATCTGACTTCGGTGATCTAGAAGTTGTACCTAACAGATTCTCTAGAGATAGAGATGCGTGGGTTCTGGATATGGACTACTGGTCAGTAGGTTTCTTAAGAGACTTCACTATGCACGAGTTATCAAAAACTGGTGATAGCGAAAAAAGACAGCTTTTAGTTGAGCTTACTTTAATCTCTAGAAACGAAGGTGCTAGTGGACTTGTTGCAGACTTAACAACGTCATAGTATAAATAATTAGAGGGGGAGAATAATCTCCCCTTCTTTAACTTTTTGTTTGGTCTTTGAAGTCTTAAAGACGGAACGAAGCAAACATAGGAAAATAAAATGAGAACATTAAACGACTACTTTTTAACTGCTAGATTAGATGATGTATCTGCTGCTAGTTCAGTTAACATTGCTGTACCTGATGATGGAAAAATTATTAAAATTATTTCTGTATTAGGTGGAGCAATCACATCAGCTAATTCAGCTGTAACAAGTGCTGTAAATGGAACTGTTGTAACAGGTGGTGGATTTACAGTTGCTTATTCAGGATCAGCTGCTGGAGACATTGATACTGCTGAACCAACTGCAGCTAACAGTGTTAAAGAAGGTGATTACATAACAATTACATCTGATGGTGGATCTTCTACGACTCAACCAATTGATATAACTGTTATCATAAGAAGATAATTTTACATTGGGGGTAGCAATACCCCCTTTTAAATATAAAAGGAAAAATATGGCAATTATGAATTATGGTCTTAGACCAGTAACAACATCAAAAGTAGCTATGAGTGGATCATCTGCTCAAAGTTCTGCTATTGGTGCAAATATACAGTATGTAAGATTAGTTTCTGATGCTAACTGTCATTATGCAATTGGAACAAATCCTACAGCTACAACAAGTTCAGTTTATTTACCTGTTGGTGAAATTGAAGTTATTAAAATTTCTGAAGGTGAAAAA